TTCTACGGCTGTAGAAACAATTGCAAGGTCTGCCACCTTTTCAGTCAATGTTGTACTTGCTGCTGATAACGCCGTTACAGTATTTTGTGAAACAGTTGCAATTGGTGCAATAACTGTATTTGTATTTGCTGTATTTGTTGCAACAATAGCAGTAACTGCTGAGTTTAATGTAGCAATTTGTGCATTTGCTGTATCGATTGCTGCCAAGACTGTTGCATTGTCTGGATCAGGGGTGGGAGTAAATGCAGCGCCTTGACTAATTGTTCCAGTAAATCCCGTAGTAGTACTTGTATTACTAATATTTGTTACGGGACCATTTGTAGTCTCTCTTACATTAAACCTAGCACCATTTGGTATTGGTCCAGTCACGCTTACATCTGCTTGCCATGCCCCATCTGCTGGATTAACATCGGCATTAAATCTAACTTGAGTCATTTGTGTCTCTGCTGTTTGCAAGGGATAAACTCTAAGATCCCAAGCAACGCTAAGGGTGTTTGTAGTTGTTGAATATGTAATTCCAGATCCATTACTCCAGGTGGTCCAGTCATACCCTGCTATAGAAATCGAAGGTGCATTTGGAGTAGAATAATAGTTTGCACCTTCATTTACACCAAAGGTAATAGTGGCATTGGACCCGACGTAAACATTATTGTATGTGACTCCGCCCATTTGTAAATTAAATGGAAGGTTCATTCGAACACCAGCGTCATCTACATTAGATAAAACATTTGTGGTAGTGCCAATAGTTGCCGCTAGAGCATTGACTGCATCTTGAGCGTTATTAATTGCTACGTTTGCTTGAGTTAATTGTGTTTGAGCCTCTGTCCGTGCAGGTGTTACTGCTGCCACTGCCGTAGTTGCTGTAGCAACTGTTGTAGTAGCCGTATCTACTGCTGTCTGTGCTGATTGAACTAAAACTGTGGCTGTCTCTGATTGGGCAACTTCTGTTGCAATTGCTGTAGCTACTTGTGCAACTGTGGTTGGTGTTTCTGTCATTAATGGGGTTGCTGTTGATATTACTGTGGCTACCGCAGAATCTACGGTAGTAACGGCTTGCGTTACTACTGCTTGTGCCGCTATAACCTCTGGTGTTTGAGTTGTAGCGCTTACTGGGATTGCTGCTACGGCTTCTGTAACGGATGCTACCGTTGAAGTAATTGTTTGAACAACTGCTGTTGCTGTTTCTACGGCTGAGGATACATTTGATACTTCTGCTACCGCAGCCGTCGCTGCTGCTACCGCTGTATTTGCTGCTGATACAGCAGTGTTAGACGCTGTTACTGATTCAACCGCAGTGGCTATAGTCACTGTTGCTGTATCAGATGCAGCTGCGGCTTGTGCAACTTCTGTGGTTGCGGTTGCAATGGCTGTGTTTACTGCCTGCTGTGCAGGGCTTACCACAACTTGTTCTGCAGGAGCAGGAGGCTCATTAGCATTAGCAAAGTTAGGACTAAAAAGGAAAAGCCAGCCGATTATAAAAAGGCTGGTTAAAAAATACTTTAGCTTTCTAGTCAACTAGGTGTCTCCTAAGTAATGCAATATCTTTGCTTACTTAATAATTATACCACTTTAACTATTTAGGATTATCTGTTTTATAAAAACCATTACCTTTAAACTGTATACCAAATGGAGTAAAGTGTCTAGTCATTTCTGACTCACATTCAACACATGTATAGCCTGGGTCTTCATCCATAATTGATCTATGAGTTGACATTGTTGGGTGTGCATCATCATATGAGCACTTGTATTCGTATACTGGCATTACCTATCCTTTAATTATAGTGAGCAGTTTCGGGACATACTCAGGTCCATCCTGCGGGTAACGGCCCGCTATCTGCGACTTCCCAGTTACGGGTTGCAGATTTCTATTATACCTTACTTGATTTTAATTTCTTTAGGCTTTTTTTCTTCTGGAACAATGCGATCCACATTAATATGTAGCATGCCGTCTTTTAGCTCTGCACCAGATACTTCCATGTATTCACCTAGGGCAAAAGATCTGACGAACTTTCTACCAGCAATACCCTTGTGAACAATTTCTGCATCTGTAACTTCTACAATTTCACCCTTAATAATAAGTGTTCCATTGTCTACCGAAACATTAATATCTTCCTTGGTAAAACCTGCAATAGCAAGCGAAAGCCTGTATGTGTCTTCATCTAATTTAAGAAGATCATACGGAGGATATGATTGAGAGTTGATTTTGTGTGCAGTATTTAGACGGGCTAGGTCCCTGTTAAAGCCAATAAAAAAAGGATCATTAAATAAATCCATTGCGAATTGTGTTACCATGTTATTCCCCTTTCAAGCGAATAAATTAATATACGGACCCTCTATTGAGCAGTCCGTATATTATTATAGCAAAATATTTATATCTTGTCTATTTCTTCTTAGCCCTTACCTTAGCAAGTGCTTCAAAGTCCTTTACCTTAGTATCCCCTAGGTATCCCCAGGCATATCCATCGGCAATCATTTGTTCATTGACTGATACCTTAGATCCATCTAGGAATATCCATCCAAGGATGCGCCCGTATTTTTCTGATGAGTCCATCTTCTCTGTCTTAATGACAACATCTTTAGCGTCTTTAATCTTAGACTTTAAATACTCTTTAGATTCAAGCCCCAAAACCTTTTCAGCTTTATCTCTTGTTCTACTTTCTGGAGTATCAATTCCAGCCAGCCTAACTCTTGAATTAAACGATATGTCAAAACCTAGATCAATCTCTACGTCTATTGTATCTCCGTCTACTACGTTAGTTACTTTCTTAACATGGTATTCGTACATTACTTCTTCTTTACTGCCGCCTTCTTTACAGGAGCCGCCTTCTTAACTGGTGCAGCTGGCGCTGCAACCTTCTTAGCAACAGGCTTACCAAATGTTGGTCTTCCAAATCCTACAATTCCTACGATCTGACTTCTACGAAGCTTTGATCCGTTCTTCTTCTTATAAGCACGATTCTTTAGGCAACATTCTCCGCCATTTCTTTGATCGCCTTTCTTATCTGCAGATGTATTTCCTTCTACAACATCTACTGTGCCGTCTGCATTTACTGCAGCAACAATTCCTACGTGAGAAATTCTGTCTACGCCATCTGATGGGAAATCAAAATAGGCAATATCTCCAACTTCTGGTGTTGCTACTTCTGCCATCTGCCAGGCTCCTGCTTTAATGAATGCTTGCGCTCCTGCTGGTGTGTATACAGTGTTAGGAACTTTTACTCCTGCTTGATCTGCACACCACATAACGAATGATCCGCACCATGGTTGAAAGTTTGCTTTTGCAAACTTACCATACTTTGTTTCATTGTCTTTTGGTCCTTCAATAGTTCCAACTTCTGCTAGTGCTACTTCCACTAGTCTTGCTGCTGATCCTTGTTCTGCTGCCATTTTATTTCTCCTAATCTATTTGTATTAAAATATACTGATCCTAGTATACCAAAAAAAATTAAAACCTGTTGTAAACATGAGACAGCACCTTGTCATAGTGCTCTTGCCTCATATGATCATTTAAAAAGTTATTAAGATTATCTTTAGGCTGCATCCAGGACTCGATCATATCTGTCCCAAGAATTTCCCTAATATTTATAGGTTCTGGGAGTCCTCTTTCGGCACACTGTATTTTTAATTCTTCAACAAAATTTAAATACTGCTCGTGCCTTTCTTCAAATTCAAAGTCGGGATCCAGCTCTGGAAACCTCCAGCTACTTGTCACAATTGTTATAAATTGGGGGACTGGCTCCATAAAAACAACTGTACATTTATCAAAATGTTTTATGACATTATCTATATACGTTGAAACAACTTCCTTCGCTCCAACATAATTTTTTAATTTTTTATTTGGAAGATGATTTCTGCAGTCTATATATCCAAGCCAAGGTATAAAAATATTACCCTCTGCGTTCCATTTTTCTAATATAGGTTTTTGGGTACCGCTTGCAAAGTTTAAAAAATCATAGCTATATGCGGATCTACCAGAGTGACCAGAGATTAATATCTTTGAAGTGTCATCTTCATATCCTATTAAAACATCTTTCAT